TTACAATGCCTCCAACAGCCGACGCAATAGTCATTCCCATCCAGAAGCCACCCTTAGACTTGTTGGCAAGCTCTAACAGGCATTTAACATCTTTACTAAGCGAATGAACCTCATTCTGCAAAGCAGTGACCTGAGCCTCAAGCTTACCAAACTCTCGTGGATCAATTTCAGACATTTGCTTTCCTCGGACGACCTCTGGGTTTAGCCATAACGGGCGTAAAAGAAGTATCAGTACGTTCTTCGTTTACATCCTCTTCAAGATCAACCTCATCAATGCGTTCATATCCAGAATGACCGATCATTGACTCAATATCATGAGGAAGCGTAAATTCAACTGTGTTTCCACTTTGTAAACAACGATATACTGCCATTTAAGTCTCCAAAGAAGACTCCCCCGCCTTTTGAGCAGGGGAGTTACTTCAATTAGGCCGGAACAGCCAGAGCGAACGCCGAGCTAGCGTTAGCAGCACCAGCGGTAGCCGAAGCACGCAGAGCAGACACACCATAGATGGTGTCGCTGGTGAACAGCGTACCCAGGTATTCCTGCTTGTACTGCGTCTGAGCACGAACGCCTTGTTGCTCAACCAGAACCATCGAATCACGATGACCCATCAGAGCAATACGGTCAGCACCGGCGTTGCCAGCGCCAAAGTCAGCGTTAGAGCTAACAAACACAGGCATACCGTACAGGTTACCAATTTCACCATTGCGGATGGTGTTGTTGGAACCAGCTTCACCCACGAAAGCCTGCTCGGTGTAACGAGCCAGACCCATAAGGGTGTTACGGCTAGACGGAGGAATCAGGAAGAAACGACCGTCCATAGGAACATCGTTGTCGTCCAGACGCTGGATCGTGCGGCGAATAGCAGCATCGGTCAGAGCAGCGGCGTTGGAGGTAGAGCTGTTATAAGCAGTCGTACCATCCGAACCGATGTAAGCCTTGGTGCTAGCAGCGCTGGTAGCGTAGTCGTTCGTGCCAACGGTAGCGCCGTTGAACGAGCGGCCCAGGCGAACCAGATCCGTGTCCACTTGGCGAGCCAGAGCGTAACCAGCGTCATCAGTGTAGAACGAACGCAGGCTCGTCAGAGCTTGAACTTCCACGATGTCTTCAATCAAGCGAGAATACTCATAATGCTTGTTGATGGACACCAGGGTGTCGCCTTCGGTGTTAACGATCAGCGTCACAGCGTTGGTAGCGCCCTTAGCGGAAGCAGAACCACGAACCGGGGTAGGAATGTGAACAGAGTCACCCTTCTTACCTTTGAAGTTCATACGCTTGATAACGTTAGCCAGAACCAAGTTCTTTTTGTAGGCAGCAATAATCTCATCAGACCACAGCTTCGGAATGAAGTTTGCTGCGGTCGTGGTGGTCGTATTATTGGCCGGTGAAAATGCAGTTGCCATTTAAGACTCCTAAAATTGATAGATTAACGTACACGATCCTCGTTATACGCCTGCATGATCTCATCAGCAAGCATCTCATAACGTTGAGGATCAGTCATTTTGAGCCGAATAAGGTCGGCACGCCGATAGATACGCTTGGAAGCCTCTCCCGTCCCTCCTACATCCACTCCAGCAGCTTTAAGGTTCTGTTTCCGGGCTGTTTCACCAGCTTCTTCGGATTGTTTGGCCTTAACGCCTTTTAGAGCCTTGTAGGTCGAAAGCAATTCATTGGCTGAGTCAAAATCATACTCAGTGTTTGCCTTGGCATAAAGACCTAGACGAACACTGGAGCCTTTAACCCACTCTGCAAAACCAGGATCATTAACGATCTCGGAGAAGTCAGGGTGTTCTGTAGCCAGTTTCTGCTGAATCTGCATCTTCTTAAATTCTTGAGCCGCTTGACGAGCTGCAAGAACGTCAGGATGTGATTCAACAGTCTTTTGAATAGCTTTCTGAGGATTCTCAAAGAAGTCTACCTCAGGTTCTACTTGAGTATCTTGAGTGTTTTTATTGAGGTTAGTCTTAATCAGTTCATCAGTCAGTTTTCGGATCTCTCCTACTTCCTGTGCTTGCCGCCCAATCAGCTTTTCAGCCTCTTGGTGCATCTTGATCACATCATCCAGAGATTTATTCCTGTATTTCTCAGGGATCTCAGGCGCTGGTGCGTCTTCTGCCTGCTTTTGAGCTTCTGCTTCAAACTCACTAAGAGTCTCGTCTTCATTGTCAATCAACATACCGATTCCTTTTCCTGCCCCTACGGGTTTTAGGATAATTAAATGAACTCGACCAAAGGTTTATGAGTTCGCCTTTTGCTCCGCAGCCAGCTTTTCACGGTGTATACGGTCAAACTTGTTTGCCGCACCAGGGAAACTCCCTGACCACCCTTCTAGCTTGATTGCTGGAGCTGAAAGAGCACGGAAAGCTGCCTTTCCGCACTCACAAGGTACACTAACCGTCTCATAATCAGTTAGTGCGTCTTTTCTATGCCCGTTCTCACAGGCGTATTCATAGATTCTTTTCATTCAATTCCTCGTACGCTCTTTCGCTGACCTGTTTTAAGGTTTGTAGCCACGTAAGGATGGAAAGTTCACCTTTTTTAAACCAAAGGTCTTTCTCATCCTGAATAATTGAAACATTATGCAGTACTTTTATCATTTTGTCAAGGTCTTCTTGCAAATCTTTCCAACCTTTTGTTGCCATCATTGCAAAACGATCTTCGTAATAGGCTTGTAGTTCTTGATCCATATCAGTTAAACATCATGAAAAAGTTAGTATTTGAGGCCACACCAGCACTAGGTGTATAGGCAATGACGATTAGACCTTGAGCACCTGCGCCGCCTGTGTTTGTAGTTGTATTGGTAGATCCTCCAGAACCTCCAGCACCGTACACAACACCTATAAGACCCGCAGAAGATGCTCCCGCTGATCCCCCAGAACCTCCACCACCGCCAATGGTGTTAAGAATGTCAATGCCTGTGCCGCCAGATTTACCAACGGCATTAACCCCACCACCACCGCCACCGCCAACCGTGCCTGCGGTATTAGAAGCACCGCCACCTGTGCCACCAAAATTATTACCGCCAGTACCGCCGGTAGCAGAAGAAGCGTTACCTCCGGCAGAACCACCGCCGTTACCACCACCGCCGCCGCCTGCCGTATTGCCAACAGTTGCATTAGCAAAACCAATACCGCCTGCGCCGCCTGCACCATTAGGTCCAGCAGCACCTCCACCGCCGCCGCCAGTAACGATGACACCAGAGGTTGTGGTTGTCGAACCTGCACCGCCAGTGCCGCCTGAATAAGTACCAGAACCACCTGTTCCACCCACGGATGTAGGTGTTGTGGTTGTAGAACCGCCTGTTCCGCCCGTAGCTGTGTTTGTAGTCGCCCAAGAAGTTGTGCCGCCCGTGCCTCCTGTACCACCAGAAGATGCCCCAGCCGTACCTCCTGTACCAACTGCAACAGTAATTGAAGAACTTGGGGTTGTGGAGTAGTTTGTGACTGAGGTATATCCACCACCGCCGCCACCCCCGCCACCTGCTTTGTTAACAGTGCTTGTGTATCTAGAACCACCACCGCCGCCGCCAGCACCAATCAAATGAATGGTATTGCTACTAGAGTTCCAATCACTAGGAACAGTCCAGGATGTAGTGGCTGTGTCGGTGATCTGATAAACCTTGAGCGCACCTGCTCCTCCAGCTTGGAACAAACCACCAGTATTGTTACCGCTGTTGGTGGAGTTTGCTCCTAGATACCAGACATACGGGGTTGTCCCATCAGTAGCTGGCAGAGGAGTAAATGCAATGTCTTGAACGTTCAGATAGTCAGTAGATACTGTGCCGCCTCCTGATAAAGTAACAGTGGCTTGAGTTCCTGAAGTTCCACTGTTTAATGTCAACAGTTTTCCGGAAGCGCCAGAACCAGTGAACTGAGATACTGTTTGTGTTGTGCTAGCAGGAAAAGTTATTGTAGTTGCGCCTGTTGCCGTGTAAGTTGCTGTAATATCTGTAAAAGTGTTTGCAGATGATCCAATCTGAAGAATACCTGATCCGCCTTGATTTAGAATTGGATAAGTAGCAGCACCACCAAAAAAGGTTTTTGTACTTGCAGAAGTAAATGAAAGTGTTCCAGTTCCAGTTACTGTAAGGTTTGTGGCAGCACCGCTTGTAACGATACCCCAAGGCGAAGTGCTAACAGTTGTTCCGGCTCCTGACAATGTCCAAGTACCGGAACCAATTGCAATTGTTCTAGTATTCGCATTGTTACTACGAAAAGCACCAGCAGTTACGTTGTAGGTTGTGGCATCAAACGTACCGTTGGTTAGTGTAATTGTGTTTGAACCAATATTCAGTGCATCCTGAAGTTGCCATGTACCGCCCACACCGTTAAAGGTCATGGGACGATCAATTGTTAAGCCTGCACTTGTAATTGTCTTGGTTCCACTGGTGGTGGCAAATGTCATAACAGATGCTCCAGCAGTCCAAGTCATGCCTGTTTTACATATCAGATCACCGTAAATAGTTACCGCACTGCTTGCTACATTTCCAGTATATGTTGATGTACCACCGTTGGAAAAATCTAGGGTTCTTACTACATGGTTTGAAGTTGTTGTTAATGGATATGATCCAGCGGTAATAATAAAGTTAATTGAGTTTGCTTCTGTAATTGATGAACCAGCAGCAATGGCTACAGAAGAAGCACCAGAATACGTCAAATAAACATTTGGCGTTCCAGTAACTGTTGTGCTTGTTGATCCGGTGAATACACCCCCAGAACCTGTCAACGAAATGTTGCCAGTGCCAAAGGCAAGAGTACCACCGCCACAAGTAAATGAACCCGTTGTCCAAGTAAATGTGCCAAGGCTTAAAGTTCCAGCTGTGAGCGTAGTTGCTACTGCTCCAGTTGTAAATGCATCTTGCGGAGTTACAGTACCGCCAGGGCTATTGATTGTGATAGGCTGTGTAAACGATTTACCTGCGCTGGTGATTGTTTGGCTTCCACGGCCTGCAAGAGTTAATGCGCCTGTGCCAGTCAGCGTTGTTCCACTGCCGTTAATCCAATTGCCATAGATTGTAGGGGTTGATGACCCTGTCGCTAATGTCATTGCGCTGGTACGCACAGACATATCAATTGTGCCAATGTTCCAAGCTGTATTAACAGTAATTGTTCCTGTAACACTTCCAGTGTCGTCAAAAACAGCAGTATCTTGAGCAAGAGGAAAATTGGCTGCCGCTGGCGAACCTCCAGAAGACGTAGCCCAACCTGTTGCAGACCAAGATTGAGCACCAGAAAGGTTCCAATAAACTGTTTTTGATGAAAACGTAATGCCGCTATTACCTTTTGCGTCACCAAATCGAGTTCCAGAAATAGGAGAAGCAGCACCAGCAATTGCAATATCCCTGAAATCATAATCGGCAGCGCCAGCAGTCAATGTAGTAACTGTTAATGTGCGTTGCGTTCCAAACGTATCTGAGGATAAAAAAGTTCTATATGCTGCGTTTGTTCCCGCATTAAGAGTTAATGTGGTAATCGTTTGGTTTGCGCTAAACGTAAGTGACGAAACTCCAACGTTAGTTCTACCTGGAATTGACAATGTATTAAATGTATTTGCGCCAGTAAGTGTGGCAGATAGACTTGATGAGGTAAGAGCAACGTTGTAGTAGGTTAACCCGCCCCCCGCAAAAGTGGCTCCGTTTACGTTTATTTGGGATGTGCCAGCATTAAATGTTAGGTTGGTTGAAGCAATTGTCAACGAAGAGTTAATCGACAACGTACTAGAACCAAGCGTAATTGTTCGGACGTTTGAGTTATTGGAGTTAAACTGACTTATCGTTAAGTTATAGTTGCCGGTATCAAACGAGCCATTTGTAACAGTAAATGTGGTGTTTCCCGTTGTCCACGCGCTACCCAGCGTCCACCCTCCGCCTACACCATTAAAAATTACGGGGGCACTCATGGTTACGCCATTAGTGGTGATTGTTTTACCCGTAGTTGTGGCGTTAAACGTAATTGTGCCGCTACTGCTCCACACAGTTCCCGTGAGCAACGTAAAAGATCCGCTTACCGTAAGAGAGGGTGATACGCCGTTTGCAAAGGTAACCGTGCCAGCGGTAACCGTAAGGTCTAAGCAGGTTAACCCGCTCGACAACGTAACGGTATACGTGCCCGTGCGGTCAAAGAATACTGAATCGGCAGCAGTCGGCGCAGACGCGCCACTAGCCCCGCCAGGGGTGGCAGACCAGTTAGTCGTTGAGGTAGTGCTCCAAGTCCCCGAACCGCCAACCCAATATCTGTTAGCCATGTTTAGACACCTTCAACAGGAGTATCTTGCGGCGTGGTTACGGCAACAATCCAATTATCCAGACGCTGTTGCTTCATAGCTTCAATAGTTGCAGCATCAGGCACTTGGTCGTCAGGAAACCAAAGCGCATCTGCAAATTTTCCATACTGAGTTTGAAATTCAAAGTCAATCTTCATGCTTACTCCTTAGGCTTGCGTAGCAACAGCAATTATATCCCAAAAAACATCTGTTGAATTATAAACGCAACCAATATAACTAACTTTTGAAGCAGTGGTAGTAGTAGGAAGTGTTACACCCACAGCACGGAAAGCCCCGCTAGAGGTAGTCCAGGTAATACCACGACCTGTACCGTTATCTTCCAACCGAATAATCAGCTTCTGACCGTCCACAGGAGTACCACTAGGAGCATTAAGGGTGATTGCACCCGTCAAACCAAAAGCATTATACACATCGGTGGTATCGCCGTTAGGAGTCAACGAACCGGAAGTGGCCGAAGCAGCCACCACACGAGGATTAATACGCTTGTTTGTCAGCGTACTTGTGCTAGTACTTGTAATATAACCAGCAGAAGCATGGTTACCCCAACCATAAGCCGTATCCCAATCAGTTTGACTAGAAGTAGTCGGAATGGAATAACCGGCGGTAAACGTAAGCGCTAACGTACCAGAGGTGGTTACAGGAGAACCAGATACTGTCAAACCCGTAGGGGCACTCAAGCCTACGCTAGTTACAGTACCGGAGCCACCACCGCCCCCGGAGTTAACGATCCACTTCAGGTTTGTACCATCGTTGGATAAAATTTTGTCTGCTTGGCCAACAAGCTCAGGAACACGGTTGTCAGCATTACTGAATACTCGGATCTTCTCAGCAACAGCCTTGGTGAATACCTTACCAGCCTCAATAACCGTACCATCAGTGAGAGTAATAACCAACTCACCATCAATGTCCACCTTGGCCTTGGAAACACCTACACCGTCTTTACCATTCTGACCATCTTTGCCATTAACACCAGGAGCACCGTCACGACCCGGACGACCATCCTTACCAGGAGCGCCGTCTTTACCGTTAAGTCCGTCACGGCCTTTAAGAATACGATCAACCTTGGTAACAAGCGTTGAATCCAGTTTATTAAACCTAGTCTCAAGATCGCTCTTAATGCCCCTAAGAGCCTCAACAACAAAGTCTACATTGCTTTTGAGTTGTTCTTTCTGCTTGGCTTTGGATTCTTTGATTGATTGCTCAATGGAAGCCAGCACCTGCATCTGGTCTTCATGAGTCATATCCTCCAACTGAAGTGTCTTAACGATACTGGATTTATCAATCATTTCGACAGCTCCTTAGAAAGCTGCTCCAAGAAGTCATTCTCAACCTTAGCCTGACTTTGCTTACGATCACTCATCTGAAGCTCAACGATCTTGGATTTATTCTTGATGTCAGCCTCTTTTAGCATCAATTCAGCGATTTTTACACGCTTATCGAACTCTTTAGAAGCAAGTTCATCTTGATTAGGCAAGTTCTTAGTCGTAGCAGCCATCAATTCAATCTTAGCCTGCTCTGGCATCAACTGAGCCTCAATCATCGTCTTAGCAGCCTCAGCACGGTTCTGCTCTGCCTGTGTGGTATTCACAGCAATCTGAGCCTGAGCAGCCTGCAATGCCAACTGCTGTTGTGCTGCCTGCAACTGCTGTGCCTGCGGATCGGGCTGGCTCATCTGATCCAATGCCTGCATCAGTTCTGCACGGTTGGTAAAGCTGCTGTTAGCAACAATACCCTTCATGATCAATGGCAGCACCGGGGTGTTTGGCCCCAGCGTCTGCAACAAGGAGATAAACTGTTGTTGCTCATACTCACGAGCAATAATACCCAACGTAGCAGTAGGAATAAAGTTCAGATCCACAGTCGGATAACGCTCAGGATCGAACTGCATATACCTGAATGCAGCCTTCTTGATGAACGGGACCAAGAAATCTTCCTGGAAGTTGATCAAGGTACGCTTGTACTTCTTGATGATCGATGCCACAGCCAACGAAATACCGCCAGCAGAAGCATCACGAGCCACCTGCGATACCATACCGTTGCTATCTAGCGTACCAGTAGCTTGCAAAAGCAACTGCTGGAACACTTGAGCGGTCTGAAGATTGCCGGGGTCGGTATTACCGAACTTAAACGGATACAGAATATCGGATGGAGAACCGTTAGTCAATAACGCCTTCCCCGGTTTCACTTCAAACTTAGCGCCACGAGGCAAACGAGTTGCATCCATGGCAATCATGGGAGAAGTTGTCAATGCCAGCGAGTCCAAGTGACTGCGAATCTGTGCATCGGCAGCTTTCTGCATATTGTAAGCCTTCTCAACCGTGCCACGACCAAGTAAACGGTTGGGAACAGTGTCATCCTGGTAGCAAACCACAGGACGATCTTTCATCATGTACGGGTTTTCTTCTGCTTTAAGCAGCAAACCCTCGTTAGCGATCACAACAATCGCTTCAACAAGGTCAGAATAGTCTTCAGCCTGCGAACCTTCAGGGAAAAGCTCTACAACACCCTCTTCTTCATCCAGTTTTTGCAAGTATTCACGAGGAACCAACCCATAATACGTCAACAAACGTACCTTTTCGTCTTTAAACTGAGTGAATTCTTGTGTCGGATCAAGATCTTCATCATCAGGATCAATGCGAATGTCAACCTTGCGATAAATTCCCTTCTCCATGCCTTCCACAACCTTGTGGATAGACACAAACTTCTCAATGGCAACACCCATACAGTCTTCGATGCTCGTACCGTTGGGGTCAAACAAGAAGTTCTTGGGGTTCACAGGCATGATCTTGACCGCAATACGGTCCTTTTCCATCACACCAATGGCTGCTTGCCCTACAACACCAGGGATAGGCTGCGTTGTGGGGATATATTCTTTCTCAGTTTTGACAACAATCTCACCGATGCCAGTACCGTAGATTTCTGCCATCAGTTCAATCTGGTCGATAGCCTTACGGATCTTGTCTTTCTTGAAGTCTTCAGCCAGTTGCTGCTTGATCATCATAACGTCAATGGGAGAACCATCTACGTCCTTGACATCATCCTCAATGTCAAAGAAGTCACCCTGCCCGAAGATAGCTTCCATGATCTCAGCATGACGAGTCTCTACTGCCTGCTGAGTGCCGGGAGTGATAACTTGGCTGCGCTCAGAGCCACGGGTGCGGTCCTGCTCTGCAAACTCACCACGGAAGATCCTCTCGTACTCCAACCAAGCTTCAAGAAAGTTGGTATCACGGTAGTTACGCCACCGCTCACAGTGATCAACAACAAAAGCGACTAACTCTTGGTCAGATTCACTCGGTTGCTCAAATTGGTTATTATCCATTGTGTTCCTTACCATTTAACCTTGTCGGAGACTGCTTTGCACATTTCTATGAAATAGTCTTGAGAATATTGTTGTTTAGCCATGTTCACGTCTTTGTGTACAAGTTGGACATTCCCAACTATATACCCTTTGTCAGAATCAATCCGATCAATGGACGCTGTATGATTTGATCCTACTTCCGCCCATCCAATAGGCCATCCTGTCAAAGCACATTGGTAATCTTGTTCCTTAAACACTTCCCAAAGATATTCAATTGTTATGGTAAAAGCGATGTTTCTTAGTTCAGCTCCGGTTTGAAACTTATTAAACCAAGATAAACGAATATCTTTGTAAAATCCTCTATGACAGTTATCTGTTTTTTTGTTTGAACAAGATTTGCATTCTTTGTCAGCTTTTAACGATTCTTCAGCATAGTTTTTTCGTAAATAGCTTTGCATACTACCACATGAAGGGCAGGCTTTATACCAGCGACCATCTAAACCTTTTGTCACCATTTTATTTTGTTGCTCCAATATGCCGCTGACATCTTACCCTTAGCAATGTTCTTGGCATGACGAGCCTTGAAAGCCTCATTACGGGCGCTACCATCAGGAGAACCTTGAACGCCTTGCTGACCAAAACGAATCAACTTAACCTCATCACCATCCTTAGCCAGTACAGCGTGAGACTTACTAGGATGACCCGGAGTACGCTTAGGTTTGTTATAACCAGCAAACTCCTCTTTGCCACGTTTAATCATGTTAATATCCCGCTACTACGTCAATCGCTTCCCAATCACTGTCTTCCTCCTCGCCCATGTACGAGGTAACAGCCAATTGATCAATGTAAGAAAGTGCATCAGGAAGATCGTCATGGATACCTGCTGTAGGGAACATCAGCAACTGATCAATGAACTCATCCCAATTCTCGTCAGAATTAAGTATTATTCTACCATGTTCAAACCGACCTTGTAAAGACCAAACCACTCGATCAGCCTTCTTTCTGTTTCCATGCGTCAAGGTCTGGATATGGGCGTAGATGTTATTCTTTCTCATTAAGTCTGTCAAGTACCCCATGACAGCATTCTTAGCCATTCCTCGCTCGATACCAACCATCATCGGTCTGTATTCCCTGATCTTAGACAGAATCCTTACCGCAGTCTCTCTAATATCCCAGCGACCGTGCTCAATCTCTTTGACAAACCATTTACCATCGTCTGTGACCTTAACCACAGCAATGGCTGATTCATCCAATCTCTTCTTTGCTGCGCTGGCGCTCTTACCCACTTCCTCAAACCCAGCACAATCAATAGCAATAAACCATGATCCCCACTGAGGTTCCTCACCGTACTTGATCCATTCTTCTTTGAAGATGTCAGCTCCCTGGGTGGTGAAGCTACTCAAGTATTCCTGCTTGAAGGCAAAAGAACTTAGGGTCTTCTTAGCTGCCTCAATCTCCTTGGGGTCGATTGTCTCGTTATCCTGGGTGGTAAAGTGCCAACTCTTCCACTCATCATCCTCTTCTTGTCCTAGCTTAAAAAGGTCGTAAAACCAGTTCCTTCCTGACGGAGTAGAAATAAACAATGCTCTACCCTTCTTGTCAGACAAAGAAGCTCGGATAATCTTTTCCCAAACATCCTGTTTAACGAATGCACACTCGTCTAGGACTACATACGTCAGAGACATACCACGTAGAGAATCAGGATTGTCAGCCCCACGCACCAGTATCTTTCGTCCGTTTATCAACGTGATCTCAAGGTTGTTAACGTGACTGGACTTAATCACCGGCCTACCAAGGTCATGCAACAAATCCCAGATAATTGACCGAGCCTGTCCCAGCGTAGGAGCGATATACATCACCGCAGACCCTTCAGGGCAGTTCAGAGCCTCAATCAACAAGGTAACAGCAGACAACCGTGACTTACCGCATCGGCGACCTGCTGCAACCACCTTAAACCGCTTCTTGGAACCAAAGACTTCCTGCTGCCACTTCAACAGTTGGAAATTAAGACTCGTCATTATAATCCTTGATTTCCACGTCAGTGATGTCCTCTACCACTTCCAAAGGCTCATCAAGGCCCACAGAAGGGCTTTGGAGACCAGAAATGTTGATACTGATACTTGGGGTACTACCACCCTGCTTTGAAGCCTCAAAAGCTGATATAGGCACAATCCTATCGACAATCAACTTCCAGGCAGCAGCTTGGTTCTTATGTTCATTATCCAAAGCAGCATCATAAATGGCCTCAAGCACCTTTGCGCTCTTGGGGGAATTCAGCATCCTGAGTTTATACTCATTGATGATAGCCGTATCACCCTTAGGACGACCTATGATACCAGTATTCTTTTTCTTAAGGGCGACAATCTCTCCCTTCTTGGGTCTTCCACGACCACGTTTCTTAACTTCAGGTTCCATGTTTATCCTTTGGGACATGGTTGGTTAGACAAAAATCCAAGAGTACCCTATATCATTAAAGTACATTAATGTATATCTTATATATTATATATAATTATTATTATACATTAATGTTAACTTTAATGCTTTTAAGTACATTAAAGCTTCTTAGTTTACTTTATAGATACTCTAACAGACTTTTATGCTCATGTCAAGCAATTAATGATAAAAACTTAAAGATTTATTGTCTTTTTATTGTTTAGGTCTTCACTTTAAAGTCCCGCTTCCAGGGTGCACAGATGGCCTCCAGAGATTCTATTTATATTATGTTAAGTTATTTGTCTAAAAACAGTTAAAAGTTCTTATCTGACGCTAACTTACGTTATCTTCATCTGTCCCCAATTAAATGTACTATTTGGTTACTTTTCTGTATTTTCTTTTTTGTGAGCGCTAGAGG